GGAGTTGAAATTCAAGAGGTAGCAAAGACTGCAAGTATAGATATGTTAATTCAAATTCAGAAGCTAAAAGGATATTCAAAAAATTGGATATATTACCATTTAAAAACTGCTAACGATTTTAAGATTTACGGAAAATTAATGAGCTATCATCATCGATGGGCAAAAATTCAAATAGAAAATAGAAAATTATGAAAGAATCAGCAATTCAACAAGCGTGTTATATTTGGTTTAACAACACATTTTGTTTAAAGCATCATGATCCAAGATTAATTATGTTTAGCGTTCCTAATGAGGGAAGAAATGCAAGTGAGCAAATGTTTAAAAAAGCTACCGGAATGTTGGCAGGCGCATCTGATACAATTATAGTGTTAGAAAATCGTGTAATATTTTGCGAATTTAAGGATGCTAAAGGTAAGCAATCAGATAAACAAAAAGATTTCCAAGAGCGAGTACAATTATTAAATCACGAATACTGGTTAGTAAGGTCACTTGACGAATTTAAAATTAAAATTAACACATTATGAAACGATATAGAATAACATACAAGCAAACATATTTCATTGAGACATTTGCGACCAGTATTGAGCAAGCAATTGAGATAGCTAAGGACGATTGTTGGTTTAAGTTGGGGTGTATATTGCGGGATAGTGAAATAAATTTAATTGAGACGATATGAAACAAGAACACAAATATCCGTACAACTGGACTTTGAAAGATGCAGTTTTTACAAAAGATAAAGGTAAAGTATTTAGTTGCTTTGCGTGTGGAGGTGGCTCAACGATGGGTTATAAACTTGCAGGATTTGACGTGTTGGGCTGTAACGAGATAGACCCAAAAATGATTGAAGCATACAAAACTAATCACAACCCAAAATATGCATACCTTGAACCTATACAAACATTTAAAAATCGTACTGACTTACCTAAAGAATTATATAATTTGGATATTCTTGATGGCTCTCCTCCCTGTTCATCTTTTTCAATGGCTGGTAATAGAGATAAAGACTGGGGTAAAGAGAAGAAATTTAGAGAGGGACAAGCTGACCAAGTTTTAGATACATTATTCTTTGACTTTATAGATTTAGCAAAAGAGTTGCAACCAAGAGTAGTAGTAGCGGAAAATGTAAAAGGTTTACTTTTGGGTAATGCAAAGGAATATGTTAAAGAAATATACAAGCAATTTGATGCGGCAGGATATTACTGCCAACATTTTCTACTTAATGCATCTAAAATGGGAGTGCCACAAAGAAGAGAACGTGTGTTTTTCATTTGTTTGCGTAAAGATTTAGCTAAAGATTTTTTACACCAGCAAGATATGTTTACCGAAATTCCAAAGATTGAAATGGAGTTTAATGAAAAAGAAATACCATTTAAAGAATTTATAAACACAAAAAACAATGAATATCCAATTAGTGATTTTTACAAAACATTATGGTTAAAACGAATAGATGGAGACGATTCGTTTGCTAATATAAATGATAGGGAAAGAGATAAGCCAAACACAGGTTTTGGTACAAATTTCTTATATACAAATAAGGTTTGCGGAACATTAACAACTAAAAAAGACTGCTATTGTTTATTTGATGAAGCAAGATATACTTCAGACTTTGAATCAAAATGCATCGGAACATACCCACAGGATTATAATTTCAATAATGTAAAACCATATTATCTAATTGGTATGTCAGTTCCACCAGTAATGACTGCACAAATTGCATCTAATATTTACGAGCAATGGTTAAGAAAAATAAATAATAAAATAGTTTGATATTAAAGAATAAGTATTATATTTACAAAAAATTAAGTAACGACCAAATGAAGAAATCTAAATTATTTTTAGCCCCAATATTAAAATGCCTCTTGGTCGTGGCTATTAGTATTGGGGTTATTTTATTTAATACATTATAGTATGAACAAAGAACACGAAATTGACTGCATGAAATATCGCAAGTCTACGCACATTGCAGGTATTGATGTAGAAACAATCGTGAATGAATTAGGTCAATGCGTATTGACAATCAAAGATGCTTATTACGCACGAGGTGTTGACGTCTCAGGCAACAAAACCGATGGGTACTTCTTGGAATTTGAGGAAGACGTGAAGCCAATGGTAGTTAATAGTATCAATCGCAAGACAATCGCAGCTGTTGTTAAGCTACAAAAATCGTTAACGTCTGCTGAATCAAGAAACATCGGTAACTGGATCGGTGTAGTTATTGAGTTGAGTTTTGACCCGTCAGTTAAAATGATGGGTAAACAAGTTGGAGGGATTAGAGTTAAGCCTACACAACTAATTAAACAAAAACAACCGATAACACCGGAACGTTTCGCAAAGGCTTTAGATGCGATTAAAGCGGGCAAATTCGACAAGGAACAATTGATTAAGGATTATTTATTAACGGAAGAACAAATAGAGCGGTTATGACAGATAAACAATTTTGTGAAATATACACATCTTTTTATGGGGACGGAATAGACCATATAGAACAATTAGTCACAGTTGTTTATAATGGTGAAGAATTGAAAGATATAATTGAATTTTTTATTAAACAACTACAAAATGATTAAACACAACATAACACAAGGAACTGCAGATTGGTTAGAATTGCGTCACGGTAAAATCACCGGTACTGCATCGAAAGGATTGTTTATTAAATCCGATACACTACTTATAGATTTGATTTCGCAACACATTGAAGACTGGGAATTAGAAGATAGTTATTCTTCAGCGGATATGGTTAGAGGGACTGAACTTGAGCCATACGCAAGGGAAGCAATATCGGATGAGTTATTCATATCCTTTAAAGAGATTGGATTCATTCAAAATACTGCTATTCCAATTTTAGGCATTTCACCTGACGGACTATCCGAAGATGACACAATCGGTCTTGAAATCAAATGCCCAAGATCAAAGAAGCACACCGAAACTATTTTGAATAATGAAATACCAAGCGACAATATCCACCAAGTTTTACATTACTTCACAGTTAATCCTAAGTTAGAAACGATGTATTTTGTATCTTACCGACCTGAAAGTAAAGTAAAAGCATTGTGGTACAAATCACTTACAAGGGATTCATTGATTGATTTAGGCACGAAAGCAAAGCCAAACATAAAGAAGGTAAGCGAGTGGGTAGAAATAGCGACAATCGAAGCCGGTAAGATTAACCACGAATTGAATATGGCGTTGTTGAAGTTAAATGAAATGTATAAATAGACAATAGAAAGTGCCAGAGAGCGGGATGGTTAAATGTCAGGCGGAAACTTGGCAGCTTTCTTTTTAATAATTAACAATTAAAAACAAAACAAAATGAACACAATTAAAGGAAAAGTAATCGTAAAAAATGAAACGATTAAAGTTACAGAAAAGTTTAGTAAAAGAACGTTTGTAGTTGAAGAAGCTGGAGATTATCCGCAACTAATTGAAGTTGAATTACAGCAGGATAAATGTAGTCTTATTGATTCGATTCAAGTGGGGCAAGTTATTGAAGCACATTATAATTTGCGAGGACGTTCTTGGACTAATCCTCAAGGCGAAGTTAAGTATTTCAATACGATTGTTGTATGGAAGATTGATGGTATTGTTACAGAAATGAAGTCAACAAGCGAGAAGTTAAGCGAAGTAGTGAATCGTGCGACTATTGCAGATGAGGTCGGGGATGATCTACCTTTCTGATTTACACTAAGTAGGTTACTGTAAACAAAATTACGGCAGTATTTTGAATTTGCTGCCGTAATTTTGTCCAGTTAAATAAAACTAAACGGGACACTAACGTTTGACGGCTTGGCGCATTTTCAGTTGCGCTAAGGAGTGGTTATGGTTTGTAGACTAAGATTAAAAACAAATAAATTTTATTATTATGAAATACGAAATTGAAAAACAAAAAATAGATGATTTTTTTGAGACGGTTAAAGAACTCGAAACATTATTGACTGAAAGAATATCAGATTTGCACAATGTAGAAGGTGCAATGCAAGCAAGACACGCTTATGTTTTTTATAGACGAGTGTTGTGGGATGCGAAATATTCTCTTAGAGACAGTCTCAAAGAAATCAAAGATAAATCTAAGTAGGCTATTAACCATAACGTTTCTCGGCTTTGTTTAGTGCCGACTTAGAAAACTAAACGTTCTAACTTAAAAAATATTAATTATGAAAACAGAATTTAACAATACCGAAAACGAGGCATTGAACAAAACCGATGTTAGTGGCAGGTTATCTTCTTACCAAAAAATGAAATTAAAATACGAAAAACAAATTAGAGAACTTACTAACGATATAATCACATTAGTTGAGGAAAAAGATTTTGAGAAAACAACTATTGTAAAACTCCAATGGAAAATTCGTTTAGATGTGGAAAAAGCTATTTGGTATGGTTCGCCAACTTGCCACTAACATCCGTATAAGCGCTGTTTTTTTCAATGGCGCTTATACCTTGTTATATTTTTTTTAAATAAAACTAAACGAGACATAACGTTTGACAACTTAGCGCATACTGAAAGTTGCGCTAAGTTGCTGTTAGCAAATCGTTGCGGAAAAATTATAAATGAACTAAAATTAGAATTATGGAAAGAGTAAAAATAGATAGAGAGAAAACCATTCAAGAAATGGCTTACGAGATTATTGATAAGTTTGGGAATACTGAAATGGGAAGGTATAAAATACAATTGATGTGTGACCAATACGCTGAAGAATATCTGCAAAAACAAAAACACAAATCAATTGATGAGCAAGTGGGAATACTGAAAGATACTCTTGAAGAAATGATGACTGGGTTTGATACAGAAGAAAACAGAATAGATTTCATTCTTGATATTTGTAACGGTTACAGAAAACGTATTTCGAAGTGAGTAACCTAGCAATGTTTGCTAACGGTAGGCAGCTTGGCGCAGATTACGAATTAAATAAAATGATTATGGAATACGAGGGTAAATTATACGGAAAATTAGGGTTTAAGCAATTTTTTGATACTGGCAAAACATCTAAAGATTGGGATAGTATGGAAAGAAAGATTGCTGAATTGAATGAAGAACTAAGTAAATTGCGCCAAGGTGCTGTTAGTGGTACGTTGCCAACTTATAATATCTGTGGCGGATGTGGGGCTGATAATCCATCTAAAAGGTGTATTGGATGCAGACACGTTTTCGGCAATGGACACTAACATCCGTATAGGCGCAGTTTTTTTCAATTGCGCTTATACCTTGTTATATTTTTTTTAAATAAAACTAAACGAGACGAAATGACAACACATTTAAGAGTATCAACTTATTATAATGATGAACATCCTCAAAGGATGATGAAAAGATTAGGTATTACTTACCAGCATTCAACACCGCAAAGTATGGGCGACCAATAGTGGTTCTGGAATTGCGAAAATGTACCTGACCCTTTACCTGAGCATTGCAGTATTTTGGAATGCAACGACCCTATGGAGATGATTGGTTGGGGATTGTCAAAAGAGGACGCTGAAAAAATACGTGATTACACTTTGTTATAATTAAAATTAATGAACTGTGAGTACCGATAATCCGCCAAAAGCATAATTATTTTATAGTTTTGGCACAGTATAAAAATAGTGAGGTGGCGTAATGAGGCGAGGTTGCCGAGTCCTATATGGTTGCTTTACGGTTCGAGTCCGCCCTCACTACGTAAGAGTGAAAACCAATGGTCAGCTCTAAATAGATAGGAGGAAAAGCTTTTAGGAAGCAAGTCCAAGTTGATGCGCAAAATTGTCAATGGTGACGATCGGGGAAAGACCCGTACATGGCTCTATAGCAGGTAAAGGTAGCTCCTGAACTGTGAGTGGAATAAGTGATGATTGATGTTTTTACGCTTCTTATGCTAGTTTGAAGTGCCAATTATAAAAACAGGTGATATGTAATTTATTAAGGTGGGTTCGATTCCCACTAGAGCTGCTAAATTAATTACTATGAGAGTTAAAATTGAAGAAACCTACCTAGATGTAGAGTACTACTTCGCTGATGACGAGGTGTCACTTGAGAATATGAGGATAGAGGAGGTATGCACGGAGCATGGTGACGACATCACGGAGCTCATGTATCACTACTATCAGAAGATAGCTGAGGAAATTTATAAAAAAATGATAGACAATGGTTACATACTTTAAGACACTAAACGACACGTCAAAGCCCTTCTATAAGGATGTAGAGCACGCGTTCGATCGGATCAAGAATGGCTCGTCAAAGACCTTGTGTGAGCAGATAAGGATGTATCCAGGTGCAGACAATAAGCCTACTAGGAATAAGTACAAGAAGATGTTGCCTGCGATATGCTTCTCTGGAAAGTTCTCTAGACGGGATGCCTCTGCTATCATGGAGCACAGCGGACTTATCTGCATTGACTTCGACGGCTTTGAGGATGAGTGGACCATGATGGACTACCGCGTTCACCTATGCCAGGATCAGTACTCGTTCTCTGTGTTCACGTCTCCTTCTGGTGACGGGCTCAAGGTGATTGTGAAGATCCCACAGGATATCAAGAACCACAAGAACTACTTCCTGTCGCTTGAGAAGTACTACAACAAGCCAGAGTTCGATACCACTACTAAGGACATCAGCCGTATATGCTACGAGTCATACGATCCAGAGATATACGTTAACAATGATAGCGTAGTGTGGACTGAGCTACTTACCGAGGAGCACACGGTGTTTGAGACTAAGACGGCTCGTGGCACGATAAAGATTGAGAGCACAAACGAGATTGTTCGTAGGTTGATTATATGGTGGGAGCGTGAGTTTGGGATGGTCAAGGGCCAGAAGAACAACAACCTGTTCGTACTATCTGCCGCGCTGAATGAGTTTGGCATACCTGAGTCTGAGGCTAGGTCGGTCATAATGTCATACGACGAGGGAGACAAGGAGCGAGAGCTAGTCAATATCCTACGCTCAGCATATAAGAACGCCGCTGCACATGGCACGAAGTTCTACGAGGACACCAACAAGGTAGACTCTATCAAGGCCATGGCTAAGAAGGGCGTGCCAGTTGATCAACTTGTTGAGATCAACAAGAAGATAGACCAGGACATCATTCGATCAATCTCTGACGACAACGACGACGATCCAGAGTGCTTCTGGACCAAGTCTAGTAAGGGCGTGGTGTCACACGTCAACCACCTGTACAAGTACTATCTCGAGGGCGTCGGTTACTCTAAACTTTATGTCGAGGGCGGAATGATCCCTCTTCTAGTACAGATAAAGAACAACACAATATCTGACGTGTTCCAGGACGAGATTAAGAACCTGGTTCTGAACGAGTACCTTATAAAGTTAGAGGACAAGTCGATCTTCAACTACTTTGCAGATAAGAACAGACTGTTCGAGGAGTCGCACCTGTCCTTCCTTAAGACCATCGAGCCTAAGATAATGCAGGACACCGAGAGGGTTGCGTATTTGTACTACAGGAACTGTGTCGTTCGAGTTACAGCATCTGGGTACGAGAAGATCGACTACATGGACATCGACGGCTACATCTGGGAGAAGCAGAAGATCGACAGAGACTTTGTCGAGACTGACTTTGAGGACTGCGTGTTCAAGAAGTTCATCGGACGCATTGGTGGTAACGATTATGACAGAGTTAGATCCATCGAGTCCACCGCTGGATACCTAATGCACAGCTACAAGCCACCATCCTATGCACCTGCAGTCATACTTAACGACGAGGTTATATCGGACAACCCGATGGGTGGTACTGGTAAGTCGCTGTATGTCAAGGCTATATCAATGCTTAAGAAGACTGTCGTTATAGATGGTAAGATGTTCTCGTTCCAGAAGACGTTTGGATACTCTAGGGTATCTGCCGACACTCAGATGCTGGTGTTCGATGACGTCAGCCGTAACTTTGACTTCGAGAAGCTGTTCTCAGTTATTACTGAGGGTATAACCCTTGAGAAGAAGAACAAGGACGAGATTCATATCCCGTTCGAGCGGTCACCTAAGATCGTCATCACCACTAACTACGCCATCAAGGGTGTTGGTAGTTCGCACGAGAGACGTAAGTGGGAGCTTGAGTTTGCTCAGCACTACACCAAGGGGTACACGCCAGAGAATGAGTTCGGTCACCAGTTCTTCTCAGGATGGGACGACAAGGAGTGGTACAAGTTCGACAACTACATGGTGAACAACTTACAGCTGTACCTATCGAAAGGGTTCATCAAGGCTGAGTACAAGAACCTTAAGGACAGACACTTCATATCGTCTACATCGATGGACTTCTTTGACTGGGCTAACGATAACTTCAACATGATGACCAAGTGCACGGCAGAGAACCTGGGGCAGAGTATCTACTCTGCGTTCATAACGGCTAACCCAGACTATGGGGCACGTGGCAGTCAGTCACTCAAGCAGAAGACGTTCTACAACTGGCTCGACCTTTATGGTGAGTACAGGTACAACTGCGCCCCAAAGCGTACACGTCAGGCTAACGGTGTGATGTTTAGATTCGACGCCAAGCTTCCAGAACAACAAACGTTTAACATATGAAGCAGCTACGAGACTATCAGGTAGACATAGCAACTAAGGGGCAAGGGATACTGGCAAGGGCTGGTATCCTATACCTCGCACTAGCTGTGAGAACTGGAAAAACTTCTACCTCATTAGAGGTGGCTAGACTGTACAAGGCAAAGAACGTTCTGTTCCTAACTAAGAAGAAGGCTATCGATGGAATACTTGACGACTACATACAGTTTGGGTACGACAAGTACTTTACCATCACGGTAACTAACGATGAGTCCATGCATAAGATTGTCGGTAAGTTCGACCTTGTTATACATGACGAACACCACCGATTTTCTGCCATCCCTAAGCCAGGCACTGCCACTAAGATGTTTAGAAAGATGTTCAGTCACCTTCCGATGGTGTTCCTATCGGGCACACCTTCACCTGAGACGTTCTCTCAGATGTACCACCAGTTCTGGGTATCCGACAGGTCGCCATGGATCAACTACTCTAACTTCTATAAGTGGGCGCACGAATACGTGAACATCACACAGAAGAGGATCGGATCCTTTATGCACAACGACTACACTGGCGGAATAGAGGCTAAGATAATGGGAGACATCTCCCACCTTATGCTGACGTACACACAAGAAGCCGCTGGATTTACCTCAGAGATTAAGGAGACGGTCCTATATGTAGACATGAAGCCTAGCACTATATCTATCATTGACAAGCTCATGAAGGACCTAGTGGTCGAGGGTAAGGACGAGGTGATACTTGCAGACACGGCAGCAAAGCTTATGCAGAAGATGCACCAGCTATGGAGTGGCACGTGCAAGTTCGAGAGTGGCAACAGCATGGTTATAGATACCTCCAAGGCTGAGTTTATTAAGAAGCACTTCGCTGGAAGTAAGCTGGCCATGATGTATATATTCAAGGAGGAGTTAAACCTAATAAGTCAGGTCTTTGGTGCGGATAACATTACTAACGACCTAGACGAGTTTAACTCGACAGACAAACACTTCGTCGGCCAGGTGGTAAGCTCAAGGGAGGGAATATCCTTAAAGGCTGCCGACTACCTGGTGATGTATAACATACAGCACAGCGCCGTGTCTTACTTCCAGGCAAAGGACCGCCTCACTACGATCGATCGACCTAACAACGAGGTGTTCTGGATATTCTCCAACGGCGGAATTGAGGAGAAGATCTACAAGGTGGTTAAGGCAAAGAAGAGGTACACAACTAATATTTTTAAGAAAGACTACAGCTTATGATGAATGACCCTAACGTAAGGATGCTGATAGATGTAATGGACTTACAGTCTCCCAGCGAGTACAACTTTGTCATCACGAACTACGGAATTGTAGACGGCATGATTGTGATAAAAAAAATAAAAGTATTGGATATTGAAAATAATTTTATTAGATTTGCTGATCTAACAAAGGTGCTACCTAGTCTTAGCAAGTACCGAGTAATATTTGAGGAGAATGCTAGAGTCAAAGATTCAGACAAAACTAATTAAAGACCTAGAGTCGAGAGGCTACTACGTGATAAAATTATCGGTAACCAATAAGCCTGGAATACCAGACCTCATCGCTATACCTCCAGGGTGTAGCGTTGAGTTCTATGAGGTAAAGCAGTTAGGCAAGAAGCCTAGGCCGTTGCAAAGATATAGAGCAAAAGAGATAGTCGGTGGGTCATTCGGAAGGGTGTTCACTCACGACGGAACTACAGCAGAGGTATAACATGTTAGCTAAAACTAACGCAAATGTCTAAAAATGGATAATATAATGTCTAAAATTACAGCGGTTGAATATTTAGTAGAACAAATTAGAAATAACAAATTCATAGGAGCATCAGAACAAATAGAAGTAATTTATGCAGCCAAACAAATGGAGAAGCGACAGATAATTGATTCTTTTAATAAAGGATTTATAACCGACCAATGGGATAAAAGCAAAGAAAATAAAGCAGAACAATATTATAACGAAACCTTTAAATCAGAATAAGATGACAGCAGTAAAATGGTTATTAGAAAATCTTATATCTGAACCCTATTCAGAAACAGACTTTGAACATAATGAAAAATGTTGGGACAAGGCAGCAGAAATGCAGAAGCAACAGATTATTGATGCTTTACATTATTTTGGTATTGAAAATGCAGAACAATACTATAACGAAACATTTAAAAACAAATAAGATATGACAGCAGTAGAATGTTTAAAACAAGATATAGACCTTGAATTAAAACACGGAACTAAAATGGTTGTTAATTGGGATATGTATTTACAAATGGAAAAGCAACAGATTTTAGATTGTTGTATTACAACTACTCAAGATGTTTGGATTTCAGCTATGGGTGCATTTGGTCAAGAAATTAATTTTTGTGATGAAGATTTAGAAGAACAAAAACAAGAAGCAGAACAATATTACAAAGAAACATTTAAACAAAAAGAACAATGAAAGAAATAACTAAATCAGTAATTAAGCTGTCGGATATTCCACAGCATTTACAACAAAATGAAATCCTACAAGGATACAAGGCGCATACATATGCAGAGTTTCACATTGATGACTCAGAACAAGATGAGTTAACCTTGTGGCTACTTAGTCAGTATCCTACATTAAAACGGAAGATAAGTTTTTTAATTCACATTGATAAATCAGAGTTATGAATTCAGCAGTAGAATGGTTAATAGATGAATCTATGAAATTAGTTGTACAATACATGCAAGGCACATTGAATGAAGATACATTAGATGGTGTTATTTATGAAATTGGAACAAAAGCCAAAGAAATGGAGAAGCAACAGATTATAAAAGCAGTCTATGATTCAATGGGAACAAACTTTGATCCTAATATGGGTAGAGCAGAATTGTATTATAATGAAACTTATAAACCAGAATAACATGACAGCAGTAGAAACACTACTAGATTGGCTTAAAAATAATCATTACTATATTGGCAATGATTTACTAGAGAAAGTTGAAGAGCTTAAGGAAATGGAGAAGGAAATAATACGTACAGCATATCTTGATGGTATGGATGGTGAATATAATACATCAGAACAGTACTACAACGAAACCTTTAAATCAGAATAAGATGACAGCAGTAGAAACACTATTAGACTGGCTCGGTAAGAATCATTACTACATTGGTAATGACTTATTAGAAAAAGTTGAAGAGCTTAGGAAAGTAGAGAAGCAGAAGTTTGAGAAATTAAAAGATTTCGATACATGGAAGGAATGGAAAAATAAAACAGAATAATATGGCAGATATAACAATGTGTACGGGCAAGGACTGCCCATTTAAGGAGACGTGCTACAGATTCACAGCACCTAAAAGTCTAGTATGGCAGAGCTACTTTATGGAACCTCCAGTTGTAAAGGGTGAAGAAATAAGCTGTGATTACTACTGGGAAAATGAAACAAAATGTGTTACACAAAATGTATAATTTATGAATAAAACAGAGAAAGTAATGTATATCGGAAATGGCTTCGGTACGTTGATATGTGGTACATGGTACAACCTTATTAAGGAATACGATAACGACTACCTAGTATTCGATGAGTACGGAAATGAGGCTGCTATTCCAAAGAAAGACTTTGCGGATAGAATAAGTGAAGAGGCAAAGCAGAGAGCTAAAAACTATATGATGCTGAAGGATGGGTACAAGCAGAAGCAGGAGTACGATCCTCACTACGACAACTCAAACGGCAGCTTGTATATTATAGGTAACAAGCTAGGGCTTAATTCATGGGAACAAGATATTTTTAAACGCGTGGTGCGTTGCCGTAAGAAGGGCCAGTTCAAGGAGGACCTAGAGAAGACCATAAGAGTAATTGAACTTTATTTAAAAGAGTATGAGTGCTAAAGAGAAGGCAATTAAATTAATAGAAAGATTTGAAAATTTGCAAAGTAATAAAATGCACGATTACTCAAATATAGAATATCCAACAGCAAGGGTATGTGCACTAGTTGTAGTTAAGCATATACTTAAAGAATTAGATTCAGAAGCATGGATCCAGAGGGCCTACTGGCTAGAAGTACAAACAGAAATAGAAGAGAATTTATGAAACCAACAACAGCACAGAAATTTATAGCACTAGCAACAATCCTACCTACACTGGTAGACTGGGTTGTAGAATTAAAGGATATTAACGTATTCAGACATACTATCGCACAGGACTTCAGCAAGGCCATAGAGTCAGCTAAGATTGCCGACAGAAAGTTGTTCGAACGTACTGGCATGGTTACCCCTAAGTTTAACGAGGATGGGGAGGTAATGTTAAATAAGAAGGGCCTTCCTATTATGGAGCCTATATCTGACCAGGAGTACAAGGAACGATCTAGCGCAATGGCTGACCAGCAGGCGGCCGTTAGCTCAGCGTTCATGCAGTGGGTATCTAAGGCTGTAGTAGATCCGACCGACAAATGAACGCGCTCTATATAGGGACCATCGTTATAACAGCCAAGAGGAACAGCAAGGACATACGGACGATCTCACGGGAGAACTGTCCAATGGTCCTTGACGAGAACTTCAGGATACCTGAGGAGTCGCTCATGTACACCATCACAAGTATAGTTACCAAGCCAATCGCTCCAGGCGCAAAGCCTTACATCGAGTACAAGAAGGTAAACGAGTACACGTACACGTACGTTATTACGTACTACAAGTTCAGTAGTAACGTATATTCTAAAAAATAAATACCCACTTATCGAATAATTTGTTTTATTTTTACGTAAAAAAAAAATAATGGCAGATATAACTAGATACGTCAACTCTACGATGGATGAAGTTCATGAGCTATGTAGCGAACTTTATGAGGCTATGATTGATATGGACAAGGATGGGGTTAAGTCAAGTATAATTAATTTAAAGAAGGTCCTAACGGATATAATGAGAACCTATGAAACTAACGCAACAACAGAAGGATAGAGCTTCAGACCTCTACCACAGTGGAATGACTAACAAGTCTGAGGTCTTTAAGGTCTTGGTAAAGGAGTTCGGCCTAGAGGTAAGTGACAGCACAAGGAAGAACGTAAGCAACTACATCAAGACGTCCAAGAACTCAGCCATAATTGATGAGTGTGAAAGAGTTGGGATCGACATAGACACCGTCGATCGGTTCTGGCACAAGGGCAAGCAGTTCTCTATACTGTCGGTTGACAAGAGTAAGCAGTTCAGTTACGACGACTTTAAGGACGACCTTATCGCTGAGATATCTAAATGGTCACCTGAGTACAAGAAGATCATTAGAGAGGACGTAAATGACCCACACTGCCTTGTATTTGATCCAGCAGACATCCACATAGGCAAGCTGTGCAGCTCGTTTGAGACTGGCGAGGAGTACAACCAACAGATCGCAGTTAAGAGAGTCATGGAGGGCCTATCTGGAATTATAAACAAGACTAACGGATTTAATATTGACAAGATAATATTTGTAGCAGGAAATGATATACTTCACACTGATAATCCTAGAAGACAGACTACATCTGGAACACCTCAAGATACTGATGGAATGTGGTACGATAACTTTATTACAGCAAAGCGTCTTCTAGTTGATATAATAGAGACACTAGTCACCATTGCAGACGTTGAGGTTGTCTACAACCCATCTAACCACGACTACATGTCTGGGTTTATGCTGTTGGACTCTATCCAGAGCTGGTTCAAGAATTCTGAGAATATTACATTTAAGAACGACATGAGTCATCGAAAGTATTCTATCTACGGAGAAAACCTAATAGGCACGACGCACATGGATGGGGCCAAGGTTACAGACCTTGCACTGCTCATGGCAAACGAGTCTGGTGCATGGTGGCACGAGTGCAAGCACAGGTACATATACGGACACCACGTGCACCACAAGTCGTCTAAGGACTACATGTCTGTGTGTATTGAGACACTTCGTTCCCCCTCAGGTACCGACAGTTGGCACCACCGTAAAGGATATCAGCACTCTCCAAAGGCGATTGAGGCATTCCTACATCACCCTGTTAATGGGCAAGTTGCACGTATAACACATATATTTTGATCACCGTAGAGGAGATGTGCGCTGTAGTTGAGGCGTACATCTACGAGAAGAAGGGCAGGCATGTAAAGATCGAGCTTAGATACCACCCGTTCTTTATACAGCGAGACCTAGACATGCTTCACCACTGCTATAACATAATCACAATAAAATGAGAGTACTAAAGATGTGTGATCCGCTGCACATAGTTCGCAGGATCTATTACCTATTTAAACCCCTAGCTAAGTGCTAGGGGTTTTTTGTTGTTAGTATCTTGCTCCAGCTCTACCACTGCTTCTTGCTCCAGCTCTGCCGCTTCCAGTACTTTTAGATATAATTTCTTTAGCAGTAATTCCTTGTTGTATTTTTTCTAAATCTGAAATACTTACATCTTTTAATGTATATCTAACTTCACTATATACTTTAGACTGTTCTTTAGTAAGGCCACCATTTCTCTCTACTCGTTCTATCTCAGATATAACATTGTCTATCTTCATGGTGGACTTCATTAGGTCTAACTTATACCCTTCTACATCTCCAGTAGCTTTTTTTATAGCCTTATACTCTTCATACTGAGTTTCAGTAAGGCCTCTGCTTTCAGCTATTTTCTGCATCTTCTTTGCAATAGTACCACCTTCTCTAGGTAGTAGTCCAGATAAAAATAATCCATCCAACCATACTGCTAGTTCTAACTTCTTTTGATCTTCTGGAAGTAGTATTTTTTCAACTTCTTTTCCGTTATACTCTTTAGTATATTTTCCAGTACTTGCAGCATTAGTTAATTCCATAAATTCAATTGCCTTATCTATAACTATAGTTAAAGTTCCTGCGCTAAAAACCTTTTCTGAGTTATACTGTTCGAAGTTAAACTTCTGTTCACTAATCCATTGATCTCTAAATTCTTTTTCTGTTTTAGTATCCATTGGATCCTTATCTCTAGACTCTAGGTATTTATTTCTTTGATCAATAGCTATCTTTAGATCATCATTACTATAAGTAAAGTCTTGAGCTTTGCTAGCTATTTCATTAACAGCAAAAACTATTATACCATCTGCTAAAGGATTAGGAGATAATAAATCTTTAATTAAATTAACACCAAACTGTTCTTTGGTATATTTTTTTCTTTTGTCTTCCTCTTCTTCTGGTTCTTCATAACCCATCAAGGCGGCAGCTGCTTGTCCCCATAGTTCTTTAAATACAACTCCCATTGCATTAAACACAGCTATCTCTACTAGCAGTCCAGAAATTGATTTTACAGCCGCTACTTTATCTTCCTTAATAGAGTTTGAATAAAATATTGTACGTAAATCAGATGCCATCCTAGTCTTTTGATTTAAAATAAAGTTAGCAAAAGGAAGTAGTATTTTTCTTATAGCTTTCTTTGTTGAGTCTGATGATGACATAAAATCCCCCATAAGCATAGGGTCTGATACGTTCTGCTGTCTATCTACCATATGTTGTGCGTAGTCAGCTGCGTCTTGATTTATTTCATGCGTGTTCCAGTCAATAGATCTAGTGTCTACTCCTTGTAGTTTAAGATCTTTTAAATAGTAAGCCTTCCATGAAGCACGGGCAATATATACGTCTGGATTTGCTAAGAATTTTTTCAAATAAAACTTATTCAAGTCTCTAATAGCTGAGGTTAACTGAGCGCCCTTACTATTAGCAACCTTTTCTAAGTACTTGTTACCACTAGATATCTGTGAAGACGACTCCATTCCTCTATTAATAATAGCCATTCCACTAGAATTTAACCACTTATTATAGTCATTATCACTAACTAAATCAAAAAGATTGAATGTTCTTCCAGTATTTACAATAGTATTCATTATAACTGGCACAGTTTGAAGAAGCGGAGCCATTATAGTTCCAAGCGCCTTTGCTGTTCCAATAGATGAAAGAGTATCTAGTAACTTGTTAGCCTCATTAAACGAAGTATCAGTTGTAAATGATTTATGTTTTGATTGTCTTATGTAGTTATTTATTCTCTTCTTTAGAATTTCTCTATCTTCTTTAATTTCAATTATTTTATTCATGGCTTTTGAGTTCATGAACGATGCTATCTGAACTATTGGAGCCGCTGTATTTATATCTATAAGCGCAGCCTTCATTGAGTTAGAGTTGCTCATATCAAAGTCAAGGTTGACAAACCTGCTTTTGTTTTGATCGTCTCTATTTAGTAAAGTACCAAAGTTTTTATTAGACTCCATTAATACTCCAGCCTTATTCTTATCGGTAACCAGACCAAGATCGACACCAAATGAGCCCATATCTTCAGTACTATCAAGTAAGAACGTCTCATTATTTATCTTAGAATATCTGTCTGGCGTATAGTTTAAGTCTTTACCTAGCTGCGTGTTGTACACAGCCAAACTAACGTCATACAAGTCAGAGTAGTGTTCTGACCACTTATTAATCCACCAATTAACAGCAGCACTATTTGTAGGATCAACTCTTGATTCGATGTCTATTATATTTATATTAGACTCATCTAGTCCAAGTTTATTAAATAACTCTTCATAGATTTCACCCATCTTCTGTTGTTTTTCATCTCCATCAATCTTAAGTGTGTTAATACTTTCTTTAATTAATGAAACCCTTCTTTTTAATTCATTCTGTTGCTGAAGGTCTGTGCCTATTAATGTTCTTTTTAAATATGCAAGCATTCCTCTCTCGTATGTATTCATAGCAGAGTTAAAGGCCTCACCATTTGACATCTTCCATACAAGTCTACCAAGAAAATTCTTTTTAGAAAACTCTCTTCCATACTCATCAACAATTTTAGTATGCGTATTATCTGCCTTAGCCATTCCATTCTGGAACTCATTAAGGCCCATTGCTTTAGTAAACTGAAGTCCTGATTTTACACCTAAAAACATTCTATCAATAAGAACTGGCAGCGTAGTGAAGTTATATGCTTGAATTCTACTTAACCCTTTAGTAAATAATAACTTTAATGGCCTTGCCTTGTTTCCAGTATTAGCAAAATCAGATGCGTTCTTAGCTCCATTAAATCTTCTAACAGAGGCCTCTAATCCATCAGTTATTCCATTAACTATGAAGTTGTTTATTGACTCAACTATATTATAAGCGTCAGTTAAAGACATCTCATTAATGTCTATTTCTAGCACTTGTTTTATTATAGCTTTTGATTTCTCGTCTATATTTAACTCCTCTCCTGAGAACTGATCAACAGATCCATCCTTTAGCATTCTGTTTATGTATGTGCTATAGAAGTCAAACATCTTATTTACATACTTACGAAGTTCTGCCTCTTTCTTTTGCTTATCTTTTATTTCAACTCCTTCAATAGACTTTATAACCTCGATTATATCCTTAAGCTCCATATCTTCAGATATAACTCCTTGATCAACTAGGTCCTGATACTCAGAAAGTTTTTCCTTTTTTATTTTAGCATCTTGAGCCTCTATTGTATCTTCAGTGAACTTATTCATTTCAGCTATATCTACAGCCTCTTTAAGCACAAACTTTGTGTCACTAACAGATCTCTTAAGTGCAGATACTATTTTTTCTGCATTATCAATGTATGACTGCACGTCATCCATCATTGATGGATCAATGCTAGTAAATGCTTTAGCCATACCAGCTACCTGTGCTTGATTATTTTTTAATGCTCTTCTAATTGTTTTTCTTAATTTAAAAGCTAAAGATAACTGATTTTGATAGTCTGCATTGTTAAATAATCTCTCAGCGTATTCTAAGTATCTAGAAACCATTACTGGATTATCTACATTTAAGTATGCTAATCTCTTAGCTAGTGATGCAGCCTGTGCAGCAGATATAGATCCCTTACGCTTCATCTGATTGATAGCAACTACTATGCTTCTTTGTTTATTCTTAATATCTTTAACTGCAATATTAGCAGCTTGTTGTTTAGCCTTTATAAATTCATTACGTAATGTCTTTATAAACATAGTAACCTTGTCAGTATTTTGTGTTCCTAATACTTTAGCTACAGATGGTGCTGTTTTTTCTTTCTGTGATTTTGATTTTCTAAAGTCACGAATTACTTGTTCACGCTCTATATCGCTAGCATTTTCATACCATAAAGATGTCTGTATGTAGTCAATAGAATTCTGTAAAGACTCGTTCCAGTCTTTACCTCTATTTTGAGATTTTTCAAATACACCTTCAGCCTCATTAAACATTCTGCTTTTTTCTGGCTCCATTGCATTATCAATCTGAGATTGAGTGTATCCTTGCTGCTTAAGGTACTCACGAATACCAGCGTCAGAGAATCCTTTATCTCTAGTTATTCTAACAATATCGTTGATAGATAATGGCTTCTGCTTTCTAATTATATTTTTAGATAGTATAGATTCTACTGCTTTTACTATTTCAGGATTACTTCCATCTTTTTTTGCTTCGTAGTAAGATTTAGAAATTTTACTATATGAATTATCTAAGTATGCTTCTTTTCCATCATGCTGTCTAACTAATGCAAGTATAGATTTTTTACCTAGTTCTTTTGATACAGTTAATCTATGATGTCCATCAACAACTATATGTAATCCATCTTTTGATTTTTCTACAATTATAGGCTTTCTTTTTTTAGTATTATAGCCTTCTTTTATCATATCAAGTTGTTCTGTTTGATAATTATCTTCATTATCAAACTCCCAATGATCTCTACTTAATAGAGGATTACCTTTTCTATCTGTTCCATAAAAATAATCAGTAGAAGATATTGGTATAATCTCCAATTTATATTCACCTTCAATTGGAATAGCTGCACTATCAGGAAGTTCTGTATTAACAGATTTAGAGTCTATATATTTAGTATCATCTAGTTTCCAGTTACCATAATTTCTTAATATTTCATCATCAATTATATTTTGTGAACTTAGATTTTGAGTTATAATTTCTATATCTGATTCAGGCTTCTGCTTCCTAGGCTCCATACTTTCCTCAATGCCTGTCACCTCGTCTGTAATCTGCTTACGTGGTGTGATCTGCTTGGAGATGTTCTTAGGGAACCTCTTAAAGTTTATTTCTCCGCTAACTCCCTCTCCCTTATATGTAATGGTGTCTCCATCGATGCTAGTAACCTTACCCTTAGATCCGTACACCTCAACGTCGTCACCTACCTTGTAAGTCTCCTCTTCGATAGGCTTCATAGGTACGTTCTCCTTAGCTGCCTCAAGAGACATAGTGGTCTGAGCGCGAAGTTCGTTGTTTCTCCACTTAGCAACGACCATGTCATAGCCATTCTCGTTAGCAACCTGAGTAACAAATGCTAGCTGGTAGTTTGGATTACCGAATGATTGTGAAGGACGAGCAACCTCAAAACGCTTCTTAGCTTCGTCGTAGAAGTTATCTGGGTCCTTATTGAAGTCGTACACCTTGTCGCTAGGTATAAGCACCGTGTGCTGTACGTTACCAACACCTGGCTCAACCTGATTATCCATCGTGTAGTACATCGCAAGGCCTCCGACAGCAGATAAGGCTCCACCCTCTTCCTTGCCAGTTATAATATTCTCTCCAGTGCCAGGCTTGATAACGTCTCTCTTCTGGTTGGAGTAGTGATGGAACACGAAGTTGCCATCCTTATCCTTAGTCAGCTTCGCAGAAGTTTCTGGTGATAGTTGCTTTCTATTTGCTATTTCTTTTATACCTATACCATAAGGAGCAACAACTTGAGATTGCTCAGATCTAGACATATTATCACGATACTTATCTCTTATTTCAGAAGGCATAATATCATATGCATTGATAATTTTATCAGGAACTCCAATAACAGATCCTAATATATTAGTTTCATATGTAGAATGATTAGATTTTTCACCTAATTTATCTGCTTTTAAAACCAACATTATATCACCCATATCAAAATTATTATCTTGATAGAATCCATCACGTAAATCATTAGGATCAACAAATGCATTGTATTTTTCTAATACTTTTTTTGCAGGTGTATTTTTTGTTTTTTGTTCATTTATAGCTATAATAAAACTCTTTCTATCTATTCCCATGAATAAATCTTCATATGAATTATATTTTTCTAAGATAGATTTTATTGCAGAAGTAGGTTTAGCTTCTAATAATTCTTTTTTAAAATTATCAAATTCAATAGCTCCTTCAATTCTTCTTCTAATTAAATTAGCTACAGTCTTATTAAATAATTTTGATTTTTGAGGAGATCCACTAATTATAAATATGTAATCAGATTTTGATATATTATTTTCTAATGTTTTTTTAGCAGCTCCACTAGCCCATATTATGTTATTATCTCTATTTTCAGGATCTAATGCAAATGATGGTCCTGCATCTAAGAAATGCTCTCCATTTAATACTGAATCAAAATAATTTCCTCTACCTAATTGATCAGCAACCCAGAACCATACTTTTTGTTTTTTAGATACTATATCCGATATTAGTGAATCAACATCTATTAAATCTTCTTTTGTTACAAATGTTAATTTCTGATCTTTACTTGTTTTTACTTGCTTTCTAGGTAAAGTAGACTCAATAATATCAGTTGTAACTCCAGTTATTGACATCATATTAATATCAGCCTCCTTGATAACTGTTCCTTTAGCTACCTTTCTAGCGATAGTGTTTAGTATATCATAGGTCTCGTTTCTATTGAACGGGTCTAGGTTAAGCATCTTAGCTAACTTATCTATCCATCTAGTGATAATATCCTTGACGTTAGTAGAGAACGAGTTATAGTTCTCAGCCAACATACCAACTAACTCAGCTATCTTCTCCTCATTCTGAATATTCTCTTCGTATCTAGATATGAAGTCCTCTAGCTTCTTTTTAAGTTCTGGATTGTTATCAATCTTAGATGCAATAGCTTGGACCATACGCTTAGTTGTAGCGGCTGCATTTGCATCTGTCTTAACCTTGTTTATTAAGATAGCATGGAATACCTCGTGAGCTACAGTTCTAGCATTAGCCTGTGTTCCATTTATATGAATAGTATTAGTCTTTGCATTGAACTCACCGTTAGAAGACTGCTTCATGCCTTCCTCTTTTGTGGCTGCTCTGTAAGATGCATCTGTATCGTGAACTATAAACTTAGTACCAGGTATAACCTTAGACACTGCCTTGGCTGCTTTAGCTACTGTCTTAGATATTTTCTTATTAACTATAGTAGACGCCTTCTGATCAATCTCTTGATCCGTTCCAGACAGCAACTGTCCGATAGCCTCAACCTCTTGTTCGATTGTAGCCTCTGTAGTCTGCTCAAACACGTTAGGCAATCTTCCTTCCTTCAATGCTTTTGCAATCTCTCTGTGCTGCTCTGGAGTAAACTTCATAGGGTTCTTTCCAGTACCACCAGTCTTTACGTTTTCAAACGTTCCTAAGTCAAATAACGACTCCTGATCAGCAAGTCTACCAAACTCAATAGCTTGTTCTCTTGACGTCTCAGGAACCACAACGCTGAGGTCTATCGATACCTGGTTGCTGTTGGGAAACTTATATATCCCAGCCTTAACAACTCCAGCATCACCGATCATGTCTTGACGCTCTTCGATAAAGTCTGCTATCATCTCTGGAGTCAACTCCTCCATCGTTGTATTTACACTATCAACTGGTACTACCAGACCTACGCCTTCGTACTTTGTACCGTCAAGATTTAATGTAGCCCCATCCTCAGCTTCCGCAGCGAGAGATTTTACTCTCTCTACTTCGGACGTTGTGTTAGTTGTGATAATAGGCTTATCGATTACTACTTTTTCTTGTACTTCGCTTGGGATATTGCTATCGCCAAGATTTGTTTCATCGACCGTGGTGTCCCGTTGGATCCCTTCGCCGACCCCGACTTCTTGTTGTCCTTCACCAGCTCCTTGATATTCGCTGACACCGCCTTCTGCTGTGACTTCTTGGATGGGCTGCTCGATTTCTTTAGTGGCATCTTCTGATATTTTTATTAGGTTATTATTTATTTCGGCAACTCTTGCCTTCTGTGTTGCAACAAGGTTCTCGTCCTTGCCAGCAATTTCTTTTTCTAGTCCTTCTTTTTCTGATAAAAGTTCAAAAGCAACTCTCTTTCCTCTTGTACTTAATTTAGCTGGTATCTTATCTAGTAATCCAACAGTGTTATTTATATCTCTAACACTAGACTGCATCTCTTCTTTGGTTATAGATCCATTCTTGTATTTTTCAATCTCATTTAATTTTACAGCCTTCAGTGTATTGCTATCCGTTAAGGATTGATACATGTTCTGAAATTTTTCATCTGACTGCTCGTTTACTCTTGATTTCTTATACACATCAAATGATCCCATCACTGCACCACCAATAGCTCCAGCTGCCGCCTCCTCTAATGCTGAACCAAGTGCGTCAACTAATCCTTTCTTTGTAGTTAAGTCTGGTACATAATCGAAAACTTTACCATCATGGTATGCGCTTACAACATTCTTTATTCCAGTCTCTGCTAATGATTGAATGCCTTCAGTAGTACCTTCTGATAACATACCGTTAACTACCTTTACTCCAGTAGCCTTCATTGTATTCTTTAAGCTAGTTCCAATTAGCTGATCTACTGTTTCTATAGACGCATTCTCAGGCATATCTTTTAACGCATTTAAAACTACGTTAGATGTGAATTTTTTCATGAATGGACTCTTAACTTGTCCAGACGCTATATTAAAACCTATCTTCTCTAGTTGACCTATAGCTAGACCATATACTCCAGAAACTAAATTCTTTTCCCACTTGTTCAGCACGTCAAACTGTTCGTCTGCCATCTCATCAGCCATGGAGTTATAAGACATATTAAAAAACGCAATTCCTTGAGCTACCTTATTTCCGCCTCCAGATACTGACGCTCCTACTGATTCAGCTAATCCAAATACAGCCTGCTCTAAAATGTTTCTATCTACAGAAGAGAAGTACTCTTCGTTAACGGTTCCAAGTGATCCTATATTATTTATTCCTTGCTTAACCTCTTCTCCTATTGTTCTCTTTAATTTTGAAGATACCTTCTGTCCTATCTCAGCGTCAGTAAATCCTTCGTCCTTTAAGTTCTGATACTCTAATGGATTTAATCCGCTATTAGGTAGTAACTCTGGAAGTATATCCATACCAACATTCATCAAGGCTCTAGGTGTAGCAGTTATTCCCTTTGATAATGAAGCAAATATTCCTCCTACAAAGTTTCCTTGTTTTTCTTTTTGTAGTATATATGAACCAACAGACTGCTTGTAGTTCATCTCTGTTTGTTCAATTTCTGCAACTGAATAAGCTAACTTTCTTTGGTCTGATTTTATATCAGACTGCATGATAGTCATCTGGTCTAGTAATGAATCATCTCCAGTTTTCTTATAGTCTAAAGATAACTTTTCAAATTTGTTTATTTTTTCATCTAATCCTCTTTTAGATGCAGCTGTGTTTCTATACTCTTTAGTTATGTAGTTCTCAAACTCACCTTCAGTTAACATGTACTCACCATATCTATATGGATCCTTTGAAGTTATATTAACTAATTTTTTAACGTCTAATTTTTCATCATTTAATGCGGATACCTCATACTCATTTAGATATTTCCCATTCATGAACGACTTCAGTATGCTAGCTTGTTCTTCAGGTGACGAAGACTGTAAGTCTATATCTATAGCGTCAGTATATGTAACTCCATCTGAGGAATAACTTACCTTCATAGCGTCTCCCATTCCAGACTCTTCGAATGAAAATCCATACTTACCAAACTGCTTATTCATCAAAGGAACTGTACTTTCTTCAGTAAGTCCCATTTGTTTTGAATTAACAATATTATCGATAGACTTAGATAGCTTATCTTTTTTGAGTCCTGATTTTAATTTAAAATCCTCTTCTGCATTAAACTCGGCAAGTGCTTTCTTTGATTTAGGATCGTTAATGTTTCCATTTATATCAACATTATATCCCTTTCTATTAAGCATCTTCAGTGTCTCAGAAGATTTATATTTTTGCTCTAGGTTTAATAAATCTTCTGGACTAGCATCCTTTCCTAGGTCTCTTTTTGCTTTTTCTTTTGAAACGAAGTCAACCTGTTGAGTAGAACTCATGCCACTTTCTGGCGTAACAAAAAAATCTTCCTTGAATGCTTCTTGTGCTATCTCTTGTCCGATAGTAGGAACTTTCTTTTTTTCTTTTTCTTTAGATGGTATTGGTTGCCAGTCTATTTTTTCCTCATATCCAGGATCGTAAATCTTACTTGCACTCTTCTCTAATTTATCAACTCTAGATTTTACATCTCCCTTTTGTATCTTTATAAAGTTTCCAGACTTATTTGTATCTACATACCATCCATCTGTTGTTTTCTTATATACAGCTAGCTCGTTACCAGGAAATGAATACAGTCCCTCAGGCTTTCCTGAAGCAGAAGAACCCGAAGGCTTTTGCTCTTTCTTGGACTTTGTAACCAATGAAGATAGTAAGTCTGCTGGTTTCAAAAGCGATCCCGTATCCCTTGAAGTAGACTCTTTTTTTTTTACTTGTACTGCATCACTTGGCGGTACGAAAGAAGCGTTATCGTTTAAGACAACTGCATCACTTGGAGGTATAAAATTATTTGGCATTTTATTTCTTTTTATATGTTACACCATCTGCACCAACTAGTGTCTGTCCTGGCTTTAAGGTGGCCCATTTTTTATTAAACTCTGCTTGTGTTATTTTTTCTGGAGTACTAGCTGCACTAGATTTACCACTACTCATGTATGATTCCTTCTCTCTATTATATTGATTTAATGCATCAGCTGATCCTGCTGCGCCTGTACTTCCGTATATAAATGGAGCTAATTCTTGACCGCTTTTAACTACTGCAATAGGATTTAATTTATCTACAGTTCCATCGTCTAAGAATCCTCGTATTTGTAATCCTCCTGATCCCCATGCTATATCATATCTTGCACCAGTTAAATTAGTTAGCATTTCTGCTGATCTTTTTGGATCTGTTTTAGATAAGTCAAACGCATTTTTAATTACTTCATACGTTGCAAATTCTTGCTTTTCAGGAGTCTTTCCACCACCACCGCCGCCGCCTCCGCCATATGCTTGGCGAGCTTGTCCAGTAACTTTAGTCTCCATCTGTCCGTCTATTTCAATGTCTACCATTTCTTCAGCACGCGTTCTTTGAGCTGGTGTTAGTTCTGGATTTATAGTTCCGTCAGGACCGATAGTCTTCTTAACCATATTGAAGTCTATCTCATCTAGCTGCTCTTTAGTAGGGCTAGTATCAGGTCGATTAGCTATTCTATTCTGCTCAGTTATCTCAGCAATCTCTTCAGCTCTTTTCTTTTTGTAGTCTGCGTCTGTAGTATAGAACACTGGTATCATGCCTCCATTATCAGCAAGCACTCCAAGTGTGGCTCTAGGCGTAGTTAGTATAGACTTAACTACAGCTGCTTTCATGTCTTTATATCTAGGTTGATTCTTTATAGACGCTGTAGTCAACTCTCCTCCACGACCTAAATCTTTAAATGTCTCAAGCATGTTCCAGTTTCCTGTTAATGCCTTCACCGAGTCTGTAACTACAATCTTATTGTCTTGAATATTTTGAGGTAGGTTTAACGCCCTAACATCCTTTAGATCGCTAGATATCTGACCAGTCTTAGGATCAATCTTAGAGTACATAATAGAACCATCTTGAGATACATTGAACTTTGCATCCTTCATCTCAGCAAGTGAACCAAAGTCGTTAAGCAACTCAAGTTCAAAAGTAGAAGCCGTCCCGTCTTGTTGACGTTTCATTACCTCCTCTATACGAGCGTCGAATGTCTTAGCTGATCCAGCAAGAATTCCAGTGTACTCGTTTAAGTTATTAATCTTTTTTCTATACTCCGCTGGGGATAGTTGACCTGCCTTTAAGGATGCGTTCCATGCGTTTACCATGTTTCTTCCATCGTTCTGGAAGGTTAGTACCATGTCACCGAATGTCTGATTCTTGCTCTGATCGATCTCATTCATCTTGGTGATGTTGTCAGACGCGATCTTATCTAAGTCAGTTCTTTCTTTCTGTACAGCCTCTCCTACTCCAGTAACCTTTTCGGCCAACTTGTTGCTTAATGCCTCCCAGTCTACTCTCTTTGGGGCTACGAACCCTGAATATGTTTCTGCCATAATTATTTATTTAATACCATTGTGGCGGAGTAAATGCAGACGTATCTACTTCTGTGCCATTATCTCCAGTAACAGATCCAGTATAATTAGCTTTAGGTTTTTTATAAGTTGTGGATAATGCATCAGATGCTACTGCTCCTTTTTTCTTTCCATAACCTGGTCCTATTAATCCACCAAAACTACCAGCGGCAGATCCTAAGCTGCCAACGGCTCCTGCAATTGCTTCAGTCTTTGCAGTCTCAGCAGCAGATTTAGCTTGTTGAGCGCCAGTAAGTTCTGCCTGATACATTGCAGATTCTCTTTCACCTCTTCGCATTTCTATATTAGCTCCAGCAGTTGCTTGAGCCATATCTCTATTTAACTTAGCCTCTCCAGCTTGTGCTGCAAGACCCATCTCTGCCTCACCAGCAGCTCCAACTATATTACCAGCTGCGCCAATTACTCCTTCAACTCCAGCTCCTTGAGCTGCGCCAAGAGCTGCCTGAGTAGAACGATCGATGCCTTGTTGTGCCATCTCAAACCCTAGTGTAGGAACCTGAACCTGTGCAAACATGTTCTGCTCCTTAATTCCTTTCATTTGTTGGGCTGCCGCTGCTGCTGCTTGACCAGCCGCCTTAGCCTGCTTGTTGGCCTTTACCGCTTGTCCGATATTCATTCCCATTCCAGCTAAGGCTGTTCCACCTGCTATGATTGCTGTTGTTGCTACTGGCATACTTTCTTATTGTTGTTTACTATCATAATATCTTTACAAGTTCCTTACAGTTAGCATCTCCACCAATAAACCCACAGTTCTCATATCTTTTTATTAGAGGTGTGCTCTTTAATGAAGTGTAAATATACATAAAACCTTTATCTTTAGCAATAGCTGATAGGTAATTTATTAAAAACTCTATAGCCTCCTTGCGATTCTTTTCTTTGTACTCTTTGTTGGACACGATAAACTCTAGCCAGGCCATCTTACTATTTGTAAAGTACATGAACCCAGCACAGATATCTCTACCCTCATGTGACACCATTATACCTCCGCAGCCATTCTCTGGCAACGAGTCCTTGGTTGGAGGTGTCCAGTTCCAAGACTCCCACCACGGCGTAAGTATCGTGTCGTAGTCTGACTCTATTAGTGCTCTAGCCTCCATTACATGTTGCTTATAAAGGTGGACGAACTAACTGAGAATATCTCTACCTCTCCTATGGTTACGTTATCTGGAATAGCCTCGATGTATGGATAAGTCAGCTTAGCCTCCATGTAGTATCCACGCGCTCCAAACGACTCAGCCTGTGAGTTCTTCACATAGACGATCATGTCGCCAGCTACTGGAGTGTTTACCACTGGAGTAACTAGTGTTATTGATGTAGGCGAGTGAGAGTTAACAGTTCCTAGCAGCACGAGTGATCCAGCCGTTATTCTATACACCTTGTCGCCTACGCTAATAGATGTTCCGATGTTAAAACTAAATAGCATCGTAGGCGATGTGTAAGACAACATCGTTCCTATTCCCTGGGTAGACAACGCCCTTGTATCGATCGTGTCGTTATCGCGTCGTATGTAGGCGTACCACATGCCCTCCTTCTCCTTGAAGTATGACTCGTCAATAAATCCATTAGACATGTCTGTAGTTATGTCTGCATCCCATGGAGCCGTACTGTCAAGACTAAGTGTCTTGAACATCTTATTAGATAGTGGCTCTTGATTTATTAGTGTTGTTATAGTTGACGGGTAGTTCTTACCGTAGAAGTTATTTCTTCTTGCGTTTGTGGCGTGCTTGTATAGGCTGCCCTTATTCCATGTGTACAGGGAGCTATTCATTCCAAGTATCCACTCAGGAACGTATGACCAAAACGAAGTCCAACCACCATTGCCATAATTAGAATAT